TTAACGGACGACAGTCGCTTCCCGCCCGCTGAAAGGTAGGAAGCAACCTCCAGCACTCTTCATCAAGAATCTCACTTTGAGTTCACCACCCTTAGCCAGATTGTATCCAGCGGCCTTGTCCGCGAATTCGACCTTTAGGTCTTGAGTACCGACGCGATCTATGTTCAACGAAACCTCGTCGGACTCCAGCAGCACAATTTGACCGCTCCATGTCATCCAATGGTCTTTGTACTTCGCTTTGAAAATATCGTCTTTCTTCTGATCGCTGTAGGTACTTTTGCACCCCACATCTGCGTTTACCTGCGCGTACGTCGCAGTGCTTTCAGGCTGCGGGTCAGCAGGGCGGGAGGCTGAATAAGTGGTGCCTACTGATGATGCTACTTGAGTTTTGTCTGGCGATTGGGAGCTCAATGAAGGCCAGAGGATGAAGACCGCGAGCCATCCAAACCCAATCACCCTAGACTGAGTCGAGTAGCCTTTACGGAGCAGAAACCATACGAAGATTGGGGCGAGTACAACGTTCCCGAGAAAGAGCGGAAGGCTAACCATGCGATGTGTCGGTTGGTAGGGCCGTGGGCTTGCTGGTTGGTTACTCGACTTTACAGGAGCGCCGCAACCCGGACACGACTGGGCGGTATCACTGATTTCCTTTGAGCATTCGTAACACGCGATGAGTGCCATACCATTTCCCTATAGAAAAAATCAGTTTGCTATTATTGACTGCGGACTGCGGACTGCTACAGGGTCAGCAGGCGAAGTGATAGGCCTGCTGCCATGATTCAATCCCTGAAATAAGTAGAAGCGGCGATGGTGGCAGACTGATGTGTAAGCTGTCTAGTAGGTAGGCCGTTTTCAAATGTGTGATGAAGCAGACAAGGAAAACTCATTGCTGTAGTATCAAAGCTCCTGAGAGGCTCTCAGGGGTGTCGCAGAGTAGTAATCTATACCTTGCTTAGGGATGGCCTGTCAAAGCGCCCCAGAAGAGCTTATGCAAAGCCCAGATAAAGAAAAGCCCGCACATACACGTTAATATGGCGGGCGATAATCAGTTGCTTGGAGGCACAGCGTTTTTTTCGTAGTCCAGTTTACTCTTTCCGCTATAAGTCGATGGATTGTTAGCCACATCATCTTTACCAGATTTAGTCTTGCTCTTGCCGTTCTGGCGCCCTTTATCCTTGATCCTAACTTGAATGCTTTTGAGTCTTGCAAAGGCAACCTGTTCAAATGTCAGCTCTGGGAAAATACCTTCACCAGTCTCTGCATTTTCTTCAAATCCTACGTTAGTGAAGACACAAGGACCATAAGTACCTATAGTCAACCCCCCCTAGCAGCTCAACTACTTGGAACTGCTCGGCGTTTTGCCACATGCTGATTAGCTGACGCTTTACTGCTCTAGCTGTTTTAGCTTTAGCCTGTGGAGTGACAACGACTGTTGGAATAGAGTCTTTAGTGAACTGTGCAATCACCTCAGGCAAAAGTTTGTTGATGCTACTTGTGCTAGTGATCTGAACAGGTGTCACGACCTGTGTATTGTTCTTGTATTGCTTATCACGTGGCTTGTACAGACCATTTGCATCAGTAGATACGTGGTCGCCAGTATCGAAAGAAAATGCAGGGATTGCACCCAAAGTGGAAGGTCTATCGATATTGAAGTCAGCGTCAGAAAGTACTCCGCTGATAGAGTATCGTGGGTTTTCTCGGGTTGTGTGGTCTGTAATCAAACTCCCGTTGGATAACGGGTGCTTGGAGATGGCAGAGGTGTAAGTCTCTGTGATGCGGGTAATAGCGTCGAAATAGAGTACGTCAGAGGCGTTGGTTACAATGACGAATCCAGAAAATGAAGCATCCATATATCGTTCCTTATTGTTGGGTGTGCAGAGAGTTACAAACCTGTATGAGAGGTTTTGTAAGCTCGTTAGGTATGTGGTTAGGTATGTGGTGGAAGTTTCTTTAAGGCGTTGTGAAGGCTTTGCAGAGTGATTGCTTTATAAATGTCAGGTGTTATTCAAAGCCAGCACCATTGCCAATCTTGAACTTGACGCTCTCAATCATCTTGCCAGTTTCAAACAAAGGACGGTCAAATCCTTTGCGTGCAATCGTCGATGGACTGTTACCACCGGGATAGCTGGAAATAGTTGCTTTCATCTCTTTGACGACCAATGCACCTAATGTCTTCATGATGCGGCGAGAAGCCCTATCACCTTTGATAGCAGATTTGAAAGCAAGCTTGAGAGTTTGGATAATCTTTTGCTTGGCTTGTTCCAAACTCTCTTGCATGAAGGGGCGTTGAGGATGGAAGCGTGTTCCATACTCGTTCCAAGCTGCCACTTGAGCAACTGGCACACCGTCCTCATATGTATCTTCAAAGAATCCAGTCTTGACCTTGAGACGGGCGAGAGCAATCACTCGCTTAGCTAAGTTGTCCAAGCCCCTTGTATTAAGTTTTGTTGTAATCATCTATATGGTCCTTATTATTCATCCTCATTTGCCAGCGTTGATGACTGGGTTGATAGTAATAGTTGGGTTGGCCTCTTGTCGTACGCCATTAAGCTCTTTTTTTGCAAGCTCTCTATAGACTGAGGGCGCTGCCTCATACATTTGCTCTTCAAGTTTTTTAAGGATATACCTCGAATCCTGAATCTGTGAATTGATCTTGATTTCTGAATCCGACATTCTGTATTTCAAGTCTCGGACAGATTCCTCAATAGGTAACACTCGTTTTTCAACCAGTGCCCTTTGCCGCTCAATATTGTTGTACTGATATTTCTCAGTGTTGGTCAGAACGATGTATGTAGCCGTGCCAGTAAAGGCCATCAGCAAAATAGCAAACAGAATTGCTTGCCAGAGTTTCATTGTCAGTTGTAGCCAGTGTTTAAGCTGATTAGCCATTAGATTTCCTGTGAACATTACCTCTTACCTGCCTAAATGGCTGCCTCCGAAAGAACGCTGTAGGGGTTGTGGGGTGAATTTAGAAAGGCGTTGTTTTAGAACGCCCGTGAATATCTCTTTATCTCTACCTGAAACCACTTCGTTAGCAGTGCCAGTGATTCCAATGTCTACAGCCTTAGCCATGAAGTCATCGACAGCGTCCAGCAAGAATAAATTTCCTGTGTAGCACACGGTCACACTGTCACCAGTACGGAACCAGAAGAAATGATAAGTGGCGTCAGGATGGCGACGTTTAGTCATCATGTTGAAATGACGGCTTAGACGCTTGAAGTCTGTACGCCCTGTCAAAGAGTAGATTGCAGAGTGACGCCCTTTAGAGCGTAGGGCATCGACGTGTTTTTCAAAGCTTGTTTTGCGATAGGCCATTATATTCCTCTATTATTGTCTGTTGCTCTTAGCCTGCCTTTCAGCTTCTTTCTGGGCCTCTGCCTCTTCATAATAAGCAAGTAGCGCAGCTTCGTTCATTTCAAAAGCGTCCTCTGTGCTCAGTGAGGTTGCAAGATCAGCGTAGGAAGCAAGGTTAAGTTTTGATTGCAGGATTGTGTATATAACATTTGGCTGGCTGTATTGGGCTCTTGCACGTTGTACAGACGCTGGAGAGTCGTGGCCTGTGCTGTAATTCTCAGGTAGAGAGAATCGCTGCTTATCCCAAATATGCAGGAAGTTGAAAACCAATACATGAGCCAGCAAGTCAGAAAGGTCAGTGAAGGTGATTGTGTCGAGGTTTAGCTCTTCGCCTTCAAGAGTGACATAGCGTAGGAACTGAGCCAGTACGCTATCAACATCAACAGAGCTTTCATGCTTGGGTGTGGCCTTGTATTGAATGGCGGTAGAAAGAGGCATAGGAACGAAGGGCTCTATCACGTCTTCGCGATCAGCAAGCGTCTTGCCTTCCTTGATTTCTCTTACAGTGAGTTGATGCGGGTAGGGTCCTTGCACCTGTGGACTGTCCTTTCGGTCAAGGGGTGCATCTGGTGTTGGCGCTGATTGAAAACTGACCCACCCTGCCGATTGAAAATTGACCCAGGACGGATTGCTGATTTTTGCCCCAGCAATTGTGGATAAGCTTAGCAGCAGTGTGCCGATTCAAGACGCATCAAGCCCCACCGCATGCAGCAGGGCATTTATGGTGCGGATCAAAATGGCTCATCGTCCTCGATATCATTTCCGTCCTTTCGCTTTCGTTCGCGTGTTTTGATCTTTGTCTGGGCAGCCAATGTGCTGTGTTGTAGGCGGTAGGACTCGTTGCCCGTTTCGACGATGTGGCAGTGGTGTGTCAGCCGATCCAGCAACGCGGTGGTCATCTTGGCGTCGCCAAACACACTCGACCATTCCGAGAAGCTCAGGTTGGTGGTGATGACCACGCTGGTGTGTTCGTACAGTTTGGACAGCAGGTGAAATAACAGGGCGCCACCGCTTTGGCTGAAGGGCAAATATCCGAGTTCATCCAGTATCACCAGGTCTGTGCGCAGCAGTGCCTGGGCGATTCGCCCTGCCTTGCCATCGTACTTCTCACGCTCCAGCAGATTCACCAGATCCACCGTGGAAAAGAAGCGCACGCGTTTGTTGTGGGCCGTGATTCCGGATACAGCCAAGGCACTGGCCAGGTGTGTTTTCCCGGTTCCAGGGCCGCCGATGAACACGACATTCTGCGCGGTTTCAGTGAACGCCAAGCTGGATAGATCGCTGACCAGCCGGGCATCAGCGCTGGAAGCGCTGAAGTCAAAGCCAGCTAAGTCACGGTGCATAGGGAGTTTTGCCATGTTCATCTGATGATTCACCGAGCGCACCGCGCGATCCGCATGTTCCTGCTGAAGCAGATGTTCCAGCAGCCATTTCGATGGCCGAGCCAGACGTTCAGCTCCTCGAAGGTATGGAACATGCAATTTTGAGCATCGAGCCAGATTCGCCTCCGGCTGTCTTGCACGTTCTTTTCGACGATGCCTTTCTCCCAGCCAGAGGCCACGTTGCAGAAGTCCGGATCGAACAGATAGTGCGCGCACATCACGGAAAACCGGGCATTGACCGTGCGGCCTTTGCCTTTGTTAACCTTGTCGACAGCCGTTTTCATGTTGTCGTAGATGCCGCGACGTGGCACGCCACCCAACGCTCCAAACGAACGTGTATGGGCATCAAACAGCATCTCGTGGCCTTGACTGGGGTACGCAACCAACCAGAACGCGCGACTTGCGCACAGCTTCATATGGGAGACCTGGATACGTCGAAACAGGCCACCGATCAGCAGGCCTTCTTCGCTCCAGTCAAACTGAAAGGCCTCACCGAGGGCAAAAGTCAGCGGTACAAAAGCGCGTACAGACTTGCCTTGCTCGCACCGCCAAGAGCGGACAAACGCCGTGAGCTGGCTGTAACCGCCGTCATAACCCTCGGCCTTGATCTGCTCAAAAAGTGCCTTGGCGCTCCTACGGTTGTGTTTTGGCCGGAACGAATCGGCCTTGAGCGCCTGCTCTAGGGTCTCGTGAAAAGGGTTGAGCTTATTGAAGGATGCGCACCGTTGGTACGCTGGTTGATTGGCTTCGAGCGCTCTGACCCATTTTCGGATGGTGTTTCTCGACAGCCCGGTACGCTTGGCTATCTGATGCAGCGAGAGCTTGTCGCGGAAGTACATCCGCCGGATTTTTCCCAACATTTCCATGCTGATCACCCTGTGTTCTCCTGCTCAAAAAGTGAGCAGAAGCAGTTGAACACCTGGGTCAGTTTTCAGTCGGCAGAACAGCCTCTACTGGGTCAGTTTTCGGTCAGCGGCAACAGACTTGGGTGTTAATCAAGCTGTAATAGCCTCTCAGGAGCTTTCGCAGCAACTTAACAACACTTCTTACATGCAAGAGCAGCCACATCATACGTTCGATGCTGTTGAGAGTATTAGGGTGTTGTCTCCAAGCTCGCTGGATGAACACACACAACGTATAGCAAATTAATAAAAAAAATTAGAAAGGATAAAGCATGAACGCACAAGAGTGGGAAAACTATATAGCCATCAGATTAGATAACATGAATGAAAACCAAAGAACTGCATTCCCAGCAAAGGTGGTTGGTGTTAACAGTCTATCTACTGGCTCCGTAACCATCCAGATTCTCAACCCCCGATATACAAACGACGGTGATAACATGGATGAGGCCACGATTCTCAGTGTGCCCGTAATGATGCCGCGTACAGCAAACAGTATTGTCTACATGCCAATCAAGGTGGGTGATACTGGGCTTTGTATTGTTGCTGATAACAATATTGATCATTTCAAGATGGCTAATAATAATGCTGCAATCAAGGTTCGTGATGACCGTATGAAAGACGTAATGGATAGCGTATTCATTCCCGGTTTAGCTCCTTTTCCTCAAGCAGCTAATCAGCATCAGAATCTGAAGTTTGCCCGTGATCTCAACGACCTCACGGTGATTCACAATACAGGATCGGGGGCAGAAGTGAATCTGACACTAAAGGCTGATGGTAATGCAGAAATCAATAGTAGTTTCACAGTGAAGGTGAACAGCAAAGATATTGAACTCAATGCGTCCAACTCGCTCACGCTGAAAGCTCAAACCTTGAATGTCAATGTACCTACAACAACGTGGACAGGCAACACCACGATTACAGGTCTGTGGAAATTCAACGGTGTTCCGTTTGATACTCACAAGCATGTCGGCGTTACTGCTGGTAATGGTGTTTCTGGTTTTCCAACAGTATAAAGATACATTTAATTAATCGGTCACATGGCCATAGTCGGCTAAATCTTTAGCCAGTCTCTATCCCAATAAGGAATTCAAAAATGACTTTTCAAGCTCCAAACAATGTAACCTCTAACATCCTCTACGACGCTCTGACCCGCTTTGGCATTGATCAAGCTGCACAGATGGGCTATTTCAATAACTTAGTAGTATCTGGCTCTGACGCCACTGTCATTCCTGCCTTTCTTGCAAGCGTTAAAGCTCCAGCAGACACAGGAAGCCTGCCACCAACTTATGGTGATACGGTCATTAACCTAACCAAGTATTCGCTACCTGAAGCGTTCGTGCTTACTGGCACTGTTATGAATGGAGCTGCTGGGCTTATATACGATGTCAGTTTCCGCGATGTAACCTCGACAAGCGCAACAGTTCATGTTGCATCGTACAGTTCGGTAGGTGGCGGAGTCCCAAGCCTTGACGTCAAGGTGGCTGTTAAGATCACTTTGTAAGCCTACAGAGTGTTTCGGGACTTGGCATAATGTGTCGCTGTTGTTAGAGACACTGGTACTGCTGGTAATGGTGTTTCTGGTTTGCCAGCAATATAAAACCCGATGAATTTTGTCATCGGGTTTCTATGGCATGAGCTGAATCAGAACAGGCTTTCATTGAAGGAGTTGGTCACAATACCGCGCTTTTCAACCACGCGATTAATAGGAGTGGCATTGCCTATTTGAGCAACATAAAAGATTTTTTCGAGTTTAAGATTTTTGTGCGCGTTAATCAAGATGTCAGCAATATGCTTGCGATCGATATCGATCAGTGCGTGCGCATCTGGATTGCTTGTATCGTTTGTTTCTTTCAGCCAAACGGTGTCAACATTGTGGACCTTCTTCCAACAAGGATCGTGCTTCCCTTTTCGCTAATGGTCAGGCCAAGAAATATACAGAGCTTCGACATGACCATTTCATGGTAAAAGTGGTGTCAGTGTTGGGCGAAACTGGAGCCTCAAATTTTTGCGGCACCTACCAGAGCCAGCAAAACAAAGAAATGCCAATGTACGTCTTCCCCAAGCGTGAAGCCACCCTCATGGCAATGTCATACTCTCCAGCAATCTCCGCTGCTGTGTATGACCGTATGACTGAACTGGAACAGCAAGTGGCCTCACAAGCTCCTAAGCTGCCAAACTTCAGCAATCCAGCAGAAGCAGCACGAGCTTGGGCATTGGAGTACGAACGCAGTGTTGCACTGGCTGTCGAGGTTGAGCAGAAGAAAGAACTCTTGGCAATTGCCGCTCCAAAGGTTGAGTTTGTCGATCAGTTCGTAGAAGCTGATGGTGCGTTGGGTATTCAAGCTGCATCGCGTCTTCTGAAGATGAACATGCGTGAGCTTAGCCACTGGTTGGTTGATGAGAAGCTGTGCTTGCCATCGTTCCATGACCTCTTTCCATTGGATAGGCGTCATGGTAGTGGCCTTTTGATTGTCCAGCTAGCGAGTGGGGCTTTATATTAAAGATATGCCATTTGTCAATGTATTTCGATTGACTTGATAGCAATATGCGAGTATGATGGGCCCTCGCCAATAATGGCGACCAACAGAATCCGGCTGTGATGCCGAAGGAAGTGAACCACATATTGAACTGACCATAGGAGACACCCTCGATGCAAAAAGCTATTCCCTTCGTTTTACATCTCACCCCCGGCACTCTCGCTGCCAATCAAGATGATCTCGACGTATCGCCCAAGCCTAGGCGTGGCCGTCCGCTTACAATAACGTCCAACCCCAATGCCAACATGATCCGCATGGCGATCACCAACGACATGGCATTTATTGATGATGCGGTTATGGCGGGTCTGTACATTGCCGTAGGTGACAGCAATGGGAGGCTGAACGTGCGTCCACGCCATGTACGCAAGGCGATCTGCCTTGCCCTAATCTCCACGGCTGATCTTCGAGCAAGGTTTATCAACAATCATGGCGAACCAATTTGCAAGCGTACGGCGGAGTATCTTGCCGCTGCTGCGCGTGTAGCGCTTGGTGGTATTGGTCGTCACCTAGCACGTAACCCAGCCCTGGGTAAGCGTCTACAGGCTCAGTGGGATCGCTATCAGCAGAATGGTGATGAGTGGGATTACACCCTTGATTCCGACATGCTGACCGACTTGAATTGGTATGAATGGAACGCTGCTTGAATTAACGCAGGATATATAGAAGAGCGAATAAATCAAGATCATGAAATCTTAATCATGTCAAGTCGTTTATATCTTCTCACATCAAAATATTCTCTCTGACCGTCAGGTCAAAGGGTTAACCTCTCTGAACGTCGTTCAGAACTGCTTCCACTTGATATGTTACTGGGGAAAATAAATTGATGAATATCAATTCCCCAGAAAAAGAAGGGATAACCCTCTGTACTGTCGTACAGTAACGCGCCACTACTTCAAAATGATTACCCGTTCACCTAACGGTGTAGCTTTTAGCACAGTCAAAGCTAAGAGCGGCAAGCTCTATTGGTATTTGTTTGTATGTTGGTTTTTAGGAGTAGTATCCCTCTGTGCTGTCGCACAGTGTTAAACGACTATGAAATATTCTCTTAGGTTCTTGCAAAACCTTGGGTAAGTGATGGATGTATTTAGGCTGCTACTGATTAAGGTGCGATCTATTCCTGCAAAGTTTATGATTGGATAGCAATATATTTTGGAATCGGTTTTTCTCTGAGTATGTTTCTTTTGAGGGTGTACTACTCTGGGGTGTTTGTTAGCTGGGGTGGTGACAAATGGTGACAGGGCAGGGTGGATGTAGGGTACTAAACAAAACGCACTTGCTCAGGAAAGAGAAATTTCCAATATTTTAAAAATATTGAAATAACTCACTAAGAATTCTCATTTAAGCAGAAAAGTCACCCCTTTTTACGTGCAAAATTGGAATATCTAACCTGTGCGAATGAGAGATATTCACGCCTGAGGTCTAGTGTACCGTCTCAAAATTAACTTCTCTCATGCCTGCGTGCTCATTGCCGCGCGAGCTCGCTGTATTTTGTTCAAAATATCTTCTCCCTTAGCGTTCCAAACGTAGCGAGTCGGCTGGGCATTTCGCAGTGCCAGAAATGTGGTGATTGAGCTTTCCAATTCGCGAATCGAGCTGAAACTACCGTCGCGCAGGTATACCGTGATGTCACGAAAGAAGCGCTCAACCATGTTCATCCACGAACTTGAGGTCGGGGTGAAATGCATATGGAAGCGCTTGTGCTTTTCGAGCCAGGCCTTCACTTTCGGATGTTTGTGCGTGGCGTAGTTGTCGACGATCAGGTGCAATTGAAGGTGCTTGGGCGTTTCCCGATTGATTTTCTTGAGGAAGTCCAGCCACTCCTGATGCCGGTGTTGGCGCTCGATAGAACTGATCAACGTCCCCTCAAGGTAATCGAGCGCAGTGAACAGGGTTACGGTGCCATGGCGAATGTAATCGTGCGATTGCGTGCGGATATGGCCGATGCCCAGAGGCAGTCCCGGCTGGGTACGCTCCAAGGCCTGGACCTGACTTTTTTCATCGCAGCACAGCACCAGTGCCTTGTCTGGCGGGTTCAGATACAACCCGATGACGTCCCAGAATTTCTCTTCGAAGTTGGGATCGTTGGACAGCTTGAACGTACGAGTCAGGTGCGGCTTTATGTCATTGGCAGCCCATATACGCTGGACGCTGGCCGGAGAAATACCCGCGACTTGCGCCATGCTTCGGCAGCTCCAGCGAGGCTGGCCAATACGAGGTTGAACCACTTGCTCAAGCACTCGAGCCATAGCGTCTGGCGGCAAGAATGACTTACGTCCGCGGCCAGGCTTATCGATCAAACCGTCTAGTCCCTGTTCTTGAAAACGCTTGCACCAAAGAGTGACTGAGCGAAGAGAGAATCCAACCAGGCGGGCTATTTCAACCCTTGAACAACCTTGAGCAGCTAACAGGATGACCCTCGCGCGGCGACCGTCACGCTGACTGATGGTGGCTGATCGTGTGCGACGGCTCAGCTCGGCGCTTTCTTCAGGACTCAGGACGATATCTTGGGCGCTCATTTCTTCGCCTCCAACGGTGTAATCAACAAGCAAGCATAGACGATTTTACAGAGCATTTATTTTTGAGACAGTACACTAGATGTAATTGCTCAGAGCTTCAATTTGCCAATGACTTTGCATCACAGGTGCAAACATCGCTCACATAGCAAGCGCAGCACCACCTTAAAGGGTAGTTCCGTGTCAAGAGTTATCACCCAGCACCCAACAAATAACCAATCCAAAAACTAATATTGTTGACACAATTATCAAGGTGTGATCCATCACAGATACATATTGTCATTTGTCATTTCTGTAGAGAGGTGTCTGCACAGTTGTAAAATTACGTTGTGATAGGTACAATGCTTTCACACGATCACCTACACAGGGTTTGCACAATGGATGTTGTTGCCTACGTTCGGGTTTCTACCAAGAGTCAAGGCGAGAGTGGCCTAGGTCAAGAAGCCCAGCTCGATTACATCCATACTGCTGCCAAGCAACAAGGCTGGAACATCATAGCCACCTACAGTGATGTAGTATCCGGCTCTGTGGCCCCACAGGATCGACCACAGATGGCAAAGGCTCTGAGCCATGGCCTTCCTATTGTTGCTGCCAAGATCGACAGGATCAGCCGAGACGTTGAGCACATGGCTAACCTAATGAAGCGGGCAACCCTCAAGATTGCCACCATGCCTCAAGCTGACAATTTCCAGTTACATCTATTCGCTGCATTGGCAGAGCAGGAACGTGCCTTCATTCGTACTCGCATCAAGGACGCTCTAGGCGCTCTCAAGCAACGTGCTGATGATGGTTGCATAGACAGTCAAGCTAAGATCGAACGTCGCTCACTGGGGCTACAGAAAGCCAGAGAGAAGGGTAATGTATCGGTTATGAATGAGGTGAAAGCCAGTAAGCAGACAGCCCACCTAGAAGAGATTGCACCTCATGTGATGGCCTGTCTCTACAAGGGTGTGAGCACGCTACAGGCTCTCTCAGACTGTTTGAACAACAAGGGCAAGTGGACTGTAAGGGGTGGTGAGTGGAACCCCACTACGGTACGTAGACTGATGCTCTCTCTGGGAGTGTCTTTCTCTAAATAAATGTTGACAGGGGCAACTAAAGGGTGGCGTCTAGTTATTTTAGAATTACGAACGATTCCCATTTGGGCGGTCGCTCCTTGTTTAGTAACTCTCGCTTGAAACCCAGTATTCCCACGCTCCTAGCGTCACGGCCCCTATCTGTACATATCCTCTTTCATTATATTTCCAGTCAGAAATTAAAGCCTCCGATAAAGGAGGCTATTATTTTTGGCGGCGATCTTAATACTCTAAATACATGCCCGTATGAATACCTCAAAAGCTATATGGCTCAAGCTCTGCGAGCTGGGACAGCAGGATTAAATGCTCCACTGCTTTTAGTTTCTCAACGTGACCAAGGGATGCCGATCCGCCAAGCATTAACGCTGGAACAAAACCATACATTTCATCATGGCGTAGCGTACCAAGCTGTCTTCTTGCCGGTTTGAACAAATCTTCCAGATCGTTAGAGTCCACATTTCTGGACAACAGAAAACCTTGTAGCTCTCTGTTCATTTCTTCGGTTGTAATTTCAAAGTCATGGATCACGCATCGAGAGAAGACACTGGTTATCTTCAGCGAAAATCCCGTTTTTTCGCCCCATAGATAAAGATCGCCGAACGCCCCACGTGCAATCAGATGATAAGTGTCGCGCTTTTCAAATTTAGTTCCCTCAAGCCAAGAAGCTACTACCCCTTCATATTCTTGCGGGTTTACTATCCAAAAAATCCCGTCACCGTATCCGCACCAGCCGTGCTCAGTCCAGTATTCCAGAAGCTGACTAGGCAGTTTTCCCCTATAGCGCTCAATACTTGATGCTGGCACTTCTTGGCGATCGACAGGGCCACCAAACTTATCTAAGAACCTAGCAAATACCTTATCCACGAATATCTCCTTTAATCAGCACTTATGTAATTTAACATTGAGGAAAGTTGAATCTCGCATAGTTTCTGGCACTTTTTCAGCAGCCGCTTTAAGGTTTTGGATTTTTGGTCTCCACTGAGGGCCAATGCTGGAGTTAACTTGTCTGTCTCCGAAATCCGCGATGATGTCCTTCCCGCCAGCTGTTAGGTCAGGATTGTGAAGACCTGCGAGACTTGCCATCGTTTCCCTGGCCTTTTTAATTGCAGCTTCCTCCGCGTCTAGAGGGCTCATCTCTTTTTGAAACTCCCTCTGAAACCGTTCTTGTAAAGTATCTTTTAAGTCCGTACGGGCTTTCTTCGCCGCCATAGCATCGCGTTTAACGGGGTTAGCTATATTTTTTAAGTATTCCTCAACCGTCAGCCGATTCAGCCCGTCCTCCTGCCCCTTCAGCTGTCGCTCGAACTCTCCAACTTTGGAGGCCGGCATCTTGTCTGCCTTGAAGCATTCTACCTCATGGCGCGGCATAGTATTTGGCTTGCCCTTGGGCGGTTCTTTGTCTTTTGCAGATGGGCTGTTCGGTGGTGGTTCTTGCGGCCCAAGTGCGCCTCTGCGAGGTTCTGCCGTTTGTAGGTCAGGGTGTTTTTTCAATGCGTCTTCATGCTTTAGCATCCATTGACCAAGCTTTGCACCTCGCTCGCTTCCTCGCATCTCAGTTGCGAGTACACTTAGGTTTCCACGACCTCGCGTCAGATAAGCAACGATGGCGCTTAGCAGGAGAATCACTACGGCCTCATGGGAGCGTGCAATATCCCACGCACCTTGTTGTGCTGCCATGCTGTCGTCGGAAAAGGAGCTTAACGGATTACCGGTTCGCTCCCTAGGGCCGTTCCAAGCGGTAGAAATACCACGAATATAGCCAGTAGCTATCGGCTTAAGGCCTTCCGTAAAGAATTCAGCAATCGAGGCCAGCCCCAGTACTCCAAGAATCCACGTTCCCGCTTGCACTCCAATCAGTGCTCCGGCCGTTGCGCCTGGAAACGCACCGATGCCCCCTGCGAGTAATCCGACTCCTCCACCTATTGTGGCACCGGTCAAAGCGCTGCCGATAATGATCATTGCCATGTCAGCTACTGTGCTGATCATTTCGTCGATGATGCTTCGAATATCAAGGTCAGAAAAGCGTTTGAGGATGCTGTCGGTGGCCTCTTTTTCGCCTAAATCACATGCTTGACGGACACACCTGACTCGGCGATAGATCAGATCGATACTAGGTGCATTCATGGAGCTTGGTGGGCTGAGAGGATTCATTCCCCTTTCGCGTACCCCGAAGTCGCCCTTACGAAATAGGCGTTCGGCATAAGCCTCGATATCGAGCCAACTGGGTATCCATAGAGGCATACATCGCTCCTGCGTTTGGGGAAGAATTGAGAAAGCTAAACTTTGAGCAATGCTATGTCAAAAGTGATTTCAAGCTATCGATGCCCTAAGGAGTGATGAGGCGTCAGCTAAATTTTCAGCTCACGTAGAAATGCAGGCTGGGGCTTTAGAATTTCACAGTGAATCATATACATATTTGATGCGTGTGCGTTGATAATCGCGAAGGTGTCATGTGTTATCAGATTTATAATTTTTGAGGAGCATCATGGTACAAAAACGTCATTGATTGTGCCAATCGGTTTGGTCTAGTGTACCGTCTCAAAATTAACTTCTCTCATGCCTGCGTGGTCATTGCCGCGCGGGCTCGCTGTATTTTGTTCAAAATATCTTCTCCCTTAGCGTTCCAAACGTAGCGAGTCGGCTGGGCATTTCGCAGTGCCAGAAATGTGGTGATTGAGCTTTCCAATTCGCGAATCGAGCTGAAACTACCGTCGCGCAGGTATACCGTGATGTCACGAAAGAAGCGCTCAACCATGTTCATCCACGAACTTGAGGTCGGGGTGAAATGCATATGGAAGCGCTTGTGCTTTTCGAGCCAGGCCTTCACTTTTGGATGTTTGTGCGTGGCGTAGTTGTCGACGATCAGGTGCAATTGAAGGTGCTTGGGCGTTTCCCGATTGATTTTCTTGAGGAAGTCCAGCCACTCCTGATGCCGGTGTTGGCGCTCGATAGAACTGATCAACTTCCCCTCAAGGTAATCGAGCGCAGTGAACAGGGTCACGGTGCCATGGCGAATGTAATCGTGCGATTGCGTGCGGATATGGCCGATGCCCAGAGGCAGTCCCGGCTGGGTACGCTCCAAGGCCTGAACCTGACTTTTTTCATCGCAGCACAGCACCAGTGCCTTGTCTGGCGGGTCCAGATACAACCCGATGACGTCCCAGAATTTCTCTTCGAAGTTGGGATCGTTGGACAGCTTGAACGTACGAGTCAGGTGCGGCTTTATGTCATTGGCAGCCCATATACGCTGGACGCTGGCCGGAGAAATACCCGCGACTTGCGCCATGCTTCGGCAGCTCCAGCGAGGCTGGCCAATACGAGGTTGAACCACTTTTTCAAGCACTCGAGCCATAGCGTCTGGCGGCAAAAATGACTTACGTCCGCGGCCAGGCTTATCGATCAAACCGTCTAGTCCCTGTTCTTGAAAACGCTTGCACCAAAGAGTGACTGAGCGAAGAGAGAATCCAACCAGGCGGGCTATTTCAACCCTTGAACAACCTTGAGCAGCTAACAGGATGACCCTCGCGCGGCGACCGTCACGCTGACTGATGGTGGCTGATCGTGTGCGACGGCTCAGTTCGGCGCTTTCCTCAGGACTCAGGACGATATCTTGGGCGCTCATTTCTTTGCCTCCAACGGTGTAATCAACGAGCAAGCATAGACGATTTTACAGAGCATTTATTTTTGAGACAGTACACTAGAATCATTTCAGATTGTTAAACCTTAACACCTGATATCGGAGTTGTGTAAGTGGCCAAAGTCAATCAGGAAAAGAAAGATCGTGTGTTAGCTGAATGGGCCAAATGGGAAGAGAAGGCAGAGGCACAAGGTGTGCAGCCTAATCAAACTGCCTTTGTGAAGGCGAGCATGGGCACTCATTGGGAAACCAATATGTCAACCCTTCGTAATTACATTGGTAAGAATCCTGAGAGGCGTGTGGGGTCGTCACCAAAGCAAGCGAGAGACATTGTAACGCCATCCACCAGCCCCAATGCCATCCTTAAGCAGATTCAAGAGCTTCAGGCAGCTTACAGGCAGAGCCTAGCTAACCGAGTGCAGGAGCTTGAAGAGGGCATTGCTAGAATGCAGGAAGAGCTTCAACAGGTAAGAGAAGAGCTAGAAAGGGGTGTGCAGGGTGAGTGACTTTCTGCAAGGGCTGTTTAAGTCAGACGCTGTTTACCCGCATGAGAGGGCTGAGAGGTGAGCTTACAGAGGTTTTTTACGTACAATTGCTACGTACAAACAAAAAACCCCGTGAGCTCTAAGTAACTGAATTCACAGGGTTTTCTTAATATGGCGGTGAAGGAGGGATTCGAACCCTTCTACCAATGCACCTATGCCGCTGTAGGCCGCTTAGGGCTTGAGGGTATCGACATTAAGCTGGCCTGTAGCGGTCTTAGGCGGCTGGCGCTTGGTCCTAAAATGGTCCTAGCTTCGGCGAGCTGTTTTCTTTGTCGTCAGGCCGGAAACCCATCATCTGCGATACGAGGCCAGCAAGGCTCTTCGTGTCACCAGGTATCCATCGACCGTAGTGTTTCTTCACCATTGTGGTGTCGGTGTGGCCCAGTTGTCGAGCCACCCACTCTACAGGCACGTAGCTCGACAGAGCCTGGCTGGCAAATGTATGGCGGCACTGGTTCGGCCCTCGATGTCGAACGCCGACAGATTTAAGATGCCCGCCGAACCAACGGCCGACGCTGGACGCGTGCCACGGCTCGCCGCTTTGGCCGTTTCGGAACACAAAGCGCACGCTCTCTCGCTTCACCGTAATATTGTCGCGCTGAACGACATCAATCGTGACGGCCGGCAGATCGAGCGTGATCGCATGCTGTGCGCGCAGGTAGTGTATGGCGGGATCAATCAGCTCCACGCGCCTGGCGCGACTCTTCTCTTTCGGGATTTTGTATTCCGTTTCAACTCGCGCACGTCGAACCATGATCGTGCCGCTCTCCAGATCTACGTCATCCCACCCCAACGCGATCAACTCAGACACAGATAGGCCTGCCCAGCAATCGAACAGGATCATGTTGATGTCTTGTTGCCGAGCTGTTTTGATCTTGCTCAGTTTCTCCATTTCGTCCCTGGTGAATGGGTCCGCGCTGTCATCATCCGCGTCTCGCTCAATGTTCTTTATTCGTTCAAGCGGGTTAGAGCGAATGGCCCCATCGGCATAGGCATCGCCCCAGACCCCGCGCACTACGGTGAAAATGTCGTTCACCGTCTTTGGTGACAGTCCGCTTTTGAGTAGCTGAGCCTGGAACAACTCCAGATCGCTCTTGTTGACGTCTGCAATTCTCTGTTTACCGAATTTCGCCGTAACGTGTTTTGCCTTGGACTGATAGTTTCGGCTGGTGCTGCTCGCCTTCCTGGCCACCTGCACCTCCATCCAGCGCACAACCCCCTCTGTGACTGTACGCTTGGAGTCGCCGCCCGCCCGGCCAGATAGCGCTGCCGCCCGCGCGGAGTCTGGAAAGTGCGCGAGGTAATCAAACCGGCCTTCCTTTATCTCTGCGAGTATCGTCTGGCGCTTGTTATTTGCGTAGGCAATCGAGGCCTTGTTGATCTTCGGAACACCGGCCAGCGGCTCCTTGCATCGTTGACCGTTGAGGTAAAACGAGATGCGCAGCAGGTTTCCTTGGATCTCGACGCCTGTTGGCAGCTTCTCGGTCATGGCCTTCCTTCCATCCATTTTTCTATCGCCTGACGACTGTAAACTACCCGGTTTGCCGGGTCTTTGCGCCAGTGCTTGCCCTCCAGCCACAACCCGTTTGATCGATATTTGCGAGCGGCCTCGGTTGTGATTCCGAAGATTGGTAGCAGCAGTTCCTGACGGAACCACAGTCCTGGGTGAACCTGATATTCAGCTTTCTGTATTGCGGCCATGATTGGCGGTCCTCAATTATATTTAGTTTGATCTGGTCCGCACTGGGCGGCGGAAGGGATTACAGATTGACGGTAAGGCAGCTCGGATCGAACGGCTTGCCTTCGGGGTCTGGCACTAACACGGGTACGTGCTGACGGATGAAGTCATCGAAGCATTGAGGGCAGTAAACTGCACGGGTCGTAATAAGCTGGACGTGCCCCTTGTAATCGCACTTCGGGCACTTGATCGCGCTGGGCTGGACGACGCCCATCGTGATTCCTGAACCGCTCGGTTCTACTTTTATTGATGCTTTCATGGGTACACCTCGCCCGCCGGTCACCGGCAGGCTGTAAAGGGGAAGGGGATATCAGGCAGGTACTGCCGATTACTGCTATGGTCCAAGCAGCCAGCAGGCGCTGGGTTAGCACCAAGGAGATGCATGGTCATGGAATGCACCACAACCACGAACGAGGTATACGGGCCGTACAACGCCAAGCTGGGTCAGCGCGGTGCCGACGGCAACATCTGGTCGGGCAGGACCCTCATTTTCAGAATCATCGACGACCGGGTCTACTCAATGCACGAGCAGTACCTGGGCCGGTTCAAGTACGGTATGGCGATGACTGACCGGGGAGCGCTGATCTTTATGGTGCGGTAGGCTCACGCCGCCACGCGCTTGAACTCGACGGCCCAGACCCACGGGTTCGACTGCCATGAGCCGTCGCCATTGATCATCGTCCAGAGCCCGGCGAACAGTTCCTGCGGCGAATAGTCATTTCCGTCTGGGTCGATGTCCTGTTTACAGCTCATGACACCCTCGTCCAGCGCCTGCTCTTCGCTGATTTCCTGCAAGCGCTCTACACGCACATCGGTGATCTCCAGCAGGATGCGGCTGACCCAGCGCGGCATGTGGATGCTTGGCTTCCAGGTTGGCTGCTCCTGCTCGTAAGGGGCCAGTCCGTCGGCTGCATAGACCAGCGTCCCGTCGTTGTGCGCTTCACCTATGTCCAAGTCATCCGGCTTGAGGTAGGGCCCGCGCATAACTTCGAAGTGATCGCAGTACCAGGTCTCGCGCACCCACAGCCGGTCGCCCGCCTTGCCGTATGGGCATTTAGGCAGGGCTGCATAAGGTTGGGATCCGGTAGGCAGCCACCAGTCGTGGCTATGGCCAGAATGATGCGACTCAAGTGCTGGCTTTACGGACCACGGCCCTTCGCAGTACTGCGGCTTTACCACTCGCCGCGTGACTGTCTTCTGGTCCGACAGGATGGCGCGCACCATCGGAGCCGAGAAAAGGATGGGGCGTTCTTTGGTTTGGTTGATCAATGGCATAGCTCCGTCCCGCCCATCGAAGGCAGGATCATTACGAAAGACATGTTAGGTACCAGTTGACATACACTGTCACCAGATACCGCGGTATTCGCCGAACTGTGCGCGATAGCGCAGGCGAGCGAAAAACTTCAACGGAAAATACTGGAAGAAACCATACATGGACATCGAAGAAGTAAAGCAAGCTCTTGTTCGTACGGAGCAAACTTTAAGTACCGCGCACTTCGGATTAAATATTTTGAATTTCGGACCTCCTGAGCAAAAATCTGCCGGATTGCGGAACGTACTTGTATTTGGCAGGTCAGTAACATTTGTTATACAAAATCTAAAAACTATTGTCGGCGAGCAAAAGTTTACTGCTTGGTACAGCCCCCATCAGGAACGAATGAAAGCAGATCCATTAATGAAATACTTTGTTGAAGCCAGAAACAATCTTGAAAAACGAGGGCAGTTAGACGTTAATCGGGAGATTAATGTTAAGTCCTTTAACTCCAATATACTCAGCGGTCTCGAAAAACCACCGTTTGATAGCACTGGCTTTTTCGTCGGTGACGAAACCGGGGGTTCCGGTTGGCTTTTGGATATTGGGGACGGAGAGCCGATTAAATACTACGTTCAGATACCATCATCGCTTGTTGAGGCGAAGCAGGTTTTTCATAGTATGCCTGAGTCGGTTCCAGAGCATTTAAGGGAGCTTAGTACTAGGGTCTGTTCCCGTTTCCACGTAACCCATTGATCCCTATGAGAACAGGCCCGTATTGTTGGAGTTCTCACACAACACCAATACGAGCCTGCAATGCCCCGATTAATGCTCAGTGATGAGCACTGGCCGAAGCTACGAGAAATTTTGCTACACGAATCGATCTACAACAAGCGAGATTTGCGCACCACGGTTGAAGGCATGCTGTATCGCATGCGTGTGGGTTGTCCTTGGCGAGACCTGCCGGAAGCGTTTGGAAACTGGAGCAAGGTCTACAAGCGGTTCAATGCCTGGTCTGCTTCAGGCAAGTGGGTCAAGGTGCTTGAGGTGCTGATGACTGATCCTGACATGGAGTGGGTCTTCATTGATGGCAGCTATGCCAAGGCTCATCAGCACAGCGCAGGTGCTGCCAGCACGCAGGACCAGGCCATCGGAAAAAGCCGAGCCGGTAACACCAGCAAGATTCACCTGGCTGTAGACGCTTGTGGGCTGCCTATTGCATTTGACGTGACCGGAGGCCAGACCAATGATTGTTCGCAGGCGGCCTCGTTGATTGCCAAGGTGCCCGATGCAGAAGTGATCATTGCGGACAAGGGCTACGACACTGAAGCGATACGCGCTCAGGTCGAGCAGCAAGGCAGCAAAGTGGTGATTCCACGAAAGCGCAATTCTCTGAAAGGGAACGCAGATCTGGACAAGGGGTTATATCGCAATCGACATCTCGTAGAAAACGCCTTCGCCCGGTTGAAGCATTTCCGGGCGGTGGCTTCTCGATTCGACAAACTCAAGAGAAACTATGAAAGCGTCATAGCAATGGCCTGCGCTTTTCTGTGGTTGCCAATGTGAAACGGGAACAGACCCTAGTGAGCTGTGCAAAATTTACTTAGCGGCGCTGGGCGATATCGTCGAATCTGCGAAGACGGAGTTCCTGCCGCCGCCTAGGTCTCGCCCTCATCTAAGATTGGTCAAGGGGTGATTAGCTAGGCGGCGATTGCCGGGCGCGCGAGTAGCTTGGCGAGCAGTCGCCAGAAGAGATTGATCATGCTGCCACCTGGTGTTGAGTTGATGTGCGCCACGGGTCGTTTGCTCGAGCAAGTGCAGCCATCGGCGGCGGGCTGACGCTGTTGCCGCACATGTGCACCTGCTGGGTTTTGTTGAAGGGCTTGCCGTCGGCACCGTGGGTGATGACGTAGTCGGCGGGAAATCCCTGGGCCTTGTACAGCTCGGCCGGTTTGAGCATTCGCAGGCAGATGTCGACGATCACGTAGGGCGTGCCCTTGACCATGACGGTGACCAGCGCCAGGCGATCTTTGGTCGTGATCGTTGGTGACGGTTCGCCCGCGCCGCTTACGTTTTCGGTCCCGTAGTAACTGATCAGGAACGCGGCAACGCGCAGCGCACCTTCCTCATGCTCCGGGGAGAGCCTGAGCGATACGACAGAGCTTTTACCGCCTCCACCTGCCGTAACGGTAGGCGCTGGCTCATCCAGAGGCTGGCCGACGCTGGCACCGAACTGCCGCTCCATGAATGCTGTCACCATTCCGTGGTGCTGGCCGCCGGCGCTGATCGTGTGCAGCGGATCATTCACGTCCCGCGCATCACAGTTACCGCGCAGGTGCACCAGGTTTGCGGCCACAAGAGCGTGGTGCTGACCAGTTGTCAGGGTCGGTACCGGACTTTCAAGATTCGTCGGCCCGTGGCCCGTTGTGTTGGTGATCAGCGTCGCGGTCACCAGTTGCTGCTGGCTGCCAGTATTGGTGATTGTCGTCATAGGCTCGTCAGCGCCTTTGGCGTCGGTAGTGTTGAAGCCACCGTTCATCTGAGCCATGAATGCAGTGGACACCGCTCGGTGATTCCGCGTCATCAATGTCCCGACGGGCTGATCTGCCGCCACCGGCTTGCCTGCATACACTGGCCCGCCAGCACCCACGAGAATCGAACTCGTCAGCGCGTGCTTCACTCCTCCGGCAACGACCGTTCCCAGCGGTTGGTCGATTCCCGGCACGCGAGGTTGCTGGCCTTCGCGCTCGCCGTAGCCAGACTGGATCAGGGTAGGGCTGATCAGCGTCAGCTCGCCACGGTTGGCGCAAGTAACTGTCGGCAGTGGCTCCAAAGGATCGTTGATGCGGTCGCTGCCTTGGTGGGTCGCCGGTGCGATGACCGGGCTGACGACCGAGAATGCGCCGCCTTTTGGGTATGACGTCACGGTGCGCAACGGCTCGTTGGCCGACTGCACTGTCTCACCTGACCAGTTCGCAATCGGGACGATGAACGGGGCGGGGTTGTCGATGACGAACTTCTTCATGCCCTTGGCGACCCGGCGCAGGGTGGCGGGAGCCAAGTCTTTCTTGCGACCGAAGATGCTTTTGCCCAGGTCGGTGAAGTCGATGCACTCGGCCGCTGTCCTCCAAGGCTTTTGGCCTTTGGTGGGGCGCTTGGCGTGGGTCGGCTCCGGCCACACGATCGGCTGCCCGTCGCAGCGGGCAATCATGAACAGGCGTTCCCGGCTGGTGGGCGCGCCGAAGTCGCACGCCTTAATCACTCGCCATTCGACCACGTAACCGTGCTGCTCCAGGAGCTCCACAAAACGTTTCCAGGTGTTGCCTTTGCGCTCGGGGTTTGGGACGAGGAACTGCTCACCTACAGGAACAATCTCGCCGGGTGAGGCAACCACCTTCACCAGCACTTCTTTGCCCTTTTTGTTCACGCCTGGCACCAGCTTGAGGATCCGGCCAGTCGCTTTATCGCGCTTGGCCACCAGCGGCCCCCATTGCAGGATCTGCTTCACGTTCTCAAGGCTGATGACGCGGGGCTTCTTCTTGCCTGCCCACTTCAAGCCGATCCACGACAGGTTGCGGATCTCGCGTTTACGCGGCTGGCCGCCGGCTGCCTGGCTGTGGTGGGTGCAATCCGGGCTCATGTGGAACCAGCCCACGGCCTTGCCACCGCATTCCGTATCCGGATCGCCGTCAAACACGTCGGTCGTAAAGTGCTTCGCACCCGGGTGATTCACAGTGTGCATGCTGATCGCCGCTGCGCTGTGATTTTTGGCCACGCTGACGGTGCGCCCAAGGCCCATTTCAAGCCCGGTCCCAGCACCGCCGCCACCGCAAAAAAAGTCCACAACGATCTCATCGTCTTGCGGATTGAAGCCAAGGCCGTACTGGGTTTTGAAATCGAAGGGGTGTTTCTTCTGGTGAGCGGACATAGTTCATCCTCGGCTGTGTGCCGTGATCTATTGGAGGTGGGGTAGTCAGTTACGCGGATGCGATAATGTCGGCTTCGGCCATCTCGCAAAAAAAGGAGCATGAAGGCAGTTTTTCGTTGCGACGCACCGGGCCTTCGCCCAGATCGCGCAGTGAAAAGCGCACATTGGTCGTCCTATTGCGGTGCAGGTAAGGCAGGCAAGCGCCCGTTGGACGATGTAACAAAATGGATTCAGGAGAACAGCAACGCTACTCCCGCGTTCATCAAATCGCTTTCTGAGCTGGCCGTAACGCAGCAGACCAGCAGCAGAAACTCGGCAGATTTCGCGGCAAAGCTCGCTGGTGTTGACGCAGCAAACAAAGCAGTTACCAGCAGCACATCCAGCCTAAGCGCTGCTCAGGCTGGCTCAAGCACTCAAACAAAGGCCCAGCTCGGCGAGTGGCAGAAGTACATCGCCAAGCTGACCGAGGCCCGCGACTTGGTCGGAGCAAACGAAAAGGCCGAGGCTGCTTACCGGGCCGGTAAAATGGGTCTGACCAAGGAGCAGGCCGCCCAAGCCAGCATCGTTGCCGAGCAGACCGACCTGCTGAAGAAGTACGAGGACGCAGTGAAAACTGCGGACAAGGCTCAGCAGTCCGCACTGCGAAGCCAATTGATCGCCCTGTACACCCAGCAGCAGGCAGCAGAGGACGCGACCGCAGCGGTGAAGAAGAGTCACGAAGAGGCAGCCAAGGCCGCCGAGACCAGCGCCAACAAGCAGATCGAGCAGATGCAGCGCGTCATCAACGCTGCTTTGAAGTTGCAGGGCGGCCCGCAGATTGACCTTGGCATGCAGAAGAAACGCACCGGTTACGACTTGCTGACCAATGGCGCGTCACCCCTAGCTCCTATGGGCGATCAGGCCAAAGCCCGGTTGCAGGAGCAGTTCGGTATCCAGGAGCAGTACCAGTCCCAACTGGACAACCTGTTGCAGCAGCGCAACGAAGGGAAGATCAGCCAGGACCTGTACAGCAAGGAAACCAATGCGCTAAATGCCGCACTGCAAAGCCGTCTGGCGATGCAGCAGAAGTATTACTCGGACGTCGACAAAGCCCAGTCCGATTGGACATTGGGTGCCAGTTCGGCGCTTGAGAACTACCTCGAACAGTCGCGCGACGTGGCCGCGCAGACCAAACAGCTGTTCACCAACGCTTTCAGCGGCATGGAAGACGCTGTCGTGAACTTCGTAAAAACCGGGAAGCTGTCCTTCAAGGACTTCGCCAACGGTGTGATCGAGGATCTGATCCGCATTCAGGTGCGTCAGGCGGCGGCGGGATTCCTCAGCACGGCATTCAGCGCCCTATCGGGACTCGGCGGCACAGGTGGTCTTGCTGCCGGCTCAGCTGGTGCTGCCTCTTCGAAGCTCGGCGCGTCGGCGGCCGGTTACGGCTCCAAATACGGGTTCTCCGACGGCGGCTATACCGGTGACGGCGGCAAGTTCCAGCCGAAAGGCGTTGTGCACGGCGGCGAGTTTGTCGTGAAAAAAGAAGTGGTCAGCCAGCCCGGCGCGCGTGAGTTCCTGGAACGCATGAACGCCAACACCAAGGGTTACGCCGACGGAGGTTATGTCGGCAAGGCGGCTACGACAGCAGCGTCCAGCGGCTCGCAGAATTCGCAAACCACGTCGAACTCTTCGCTGCCACCTATCATCAACCAGATCGAAGTCCACGGTAATCCGGACGCCGATCAACTGGCAAGACTGGAAGACTCTATGACTCGGGCCTCCAATCGCGCTTACCAAATGATGCTCACCGACTTTCAGAGAAATGGTCCGGGGATGCAGATGATCAGGGGAAAACGATGAAGGTTTCAGATTTGGACATTGCTGAACTGCTTGGCGTTATCAGTCCGGCAATATCAGAGGTCATGTTCAAGGGGCTCGATCAGAGCACGCCAGCACATGTGTGGCGCGAGCGCGTCAAGATAAGCGCAGAGGTGATGGGGCGCATCACGGCGGTGCTGCAGTGCGGCGATGAGGTCGGCCCAGAAATCCACGACCTTATTGCTCTCTGCACGGGCCACATGCAAACCGGGTACGAGCAATCATTCGCTTCCGTGCTCGGCCCTGGCGGCTCTCTGAGCAAAATCCACAAGACCTAAGCCCCAGGCTTTCCCCAAGGAGTAACGCATGGCTCTCACGTGGCCTGCTTCGCTGCGCCCGTCAGAAATGAGCTGGGGCATCGTCAACAACAGCCGGGCGTTCACTTCGTCGCTTTCGAACGCTCAGCAGATCGTTGGCTATCCCGGCGCGTACTGGCAGTGCACGCTGACCTTCGGCTTGCTCACGCGGGCTCAGGAGCGCGAGCTTTCATCTTTTCTCGGCAAGCTGGACGGGATGTTCGGCACTTTCAACCTTCCGGATTTCACGCGGTACCGAAAGGACAGCGTCGGCGCACTCAGCGTGGTCAGCGGTTTCGCCCAGGCGCGCAGCATGATCATTGCTGGCGCGCCAGCCAACTCCCCGGTCTTCGGCGTTGGTGACTACATCACCATCGCAGGCGAGATGTTTGAGGTGACCGATCCGGTTTCGTCGAACGCCCAGGGCCAGGTCACGGTGCCGCTCAACAAGCGAATTCGGAAAACGCTCACGGCAGGGGCGGCAGTTGAATACCTGGCCCCGTACTCGGAAATGCGTATGACCACTGACACATGGGCCATGACACGCCGCCCGGTGGTCGCCAACGGCAGTTACTCATTCAGGGAGGCATTCTGATGCCCTCAGTATTCCCTTTCAGCCAGAAGGTGGTGGATATCATCGCCACTGGCAAATTCATGCCCGTGTACGCCGTGCAGCTGGACTTCGCCGACGGCATGGTTTTCGCCCATACGGGTACCGGTGAGCTGGTCGTCGACGGAATCACCTATGAAGGCGTGGGCAATTTCGGCCAGGTCAGCCAATCGCAGGAGAGCGACAACTCAGGTTCGCCCATGTCGGTGGACCTGACGTTGAGCGGGCTGGACTCCTACATCCTGTCCGAAACGAACGTGCGTGGTTGCCGGGGCCGAATGGCCAAGGTCATCTTCGTGGTATTCGACGAGGCCGGTAACTACGCCGCCGACATTCTGTTTTCCGGGCGGATGGATGCCGCCAAGTTCTCGTTCGCGGGTAATGGCCAGGACGGCAACACCATCACCGTCCCGGTCATTGACCGCATGGCCGAGTGGAGCCGCACCGGCACCGAGCGCTGGACGGACGAAAACCACCGAGCCCGCCATCAGGGCGACCGGTTCTTCTACGCAATCGCGCAAATGTCCGAATGGCCCATCTACTGGGGCTCCAAGAAGGACGCGCCGACATTTACCTACGGAAATTAGCTATGCGCCATCGAGACTGGACCACGCGTCTGAACGAAGTGATCAAGGCTGCCCAAGGGCGGCCTTTTTCATGGGGCGAATTTGACTGTTGCCTGTTCGCCGCCGACTGCTCGAGCGCGGTGTGCGGTGTCGATCCGGCCGAGCAATACCGAGGAAGTTACAAGACTGAGTCCGGGGCAAAGCGCGCGCTGAAGAAGCGCCACGGCAGCCTGGAAGCTGCATGGGATGCGTGCTTTGCGCGGGTTGCCGTTCCCTTTATCCAGCGCGGTGATGTCGTCATGTACGAAGCGCCAGCGGGACGCAGCATGGCCGTGTTCTGGGCGGGAGATTATTGGGCGACGACCGACGACGGCGTTGCTCGCGTTGTGTGTGAGCCGCTGGCGGCGTGGAGGGTTGAATAATGGGCAGTGGCGTCAAAAAGATTGCCCAGGTCGCCGTCGGCGCAGTGATCGGTTTCGTGCAAGGCGGCCCCGTTGGCGCAGTGGTGGGTGCTGGTTTGGCGTTCTACGCCGCATCGCAGCAGGAAAAGCTCAACACCAAGTCACCTCTTCGCGACAACGAGCCTTCCGCCCAGACCGTGCGCTCGTCGAAGGCTCCTGTCCGCTTCATCCTCGGTCGGGTTTCCACTGGCGGCGTGCTGGTATGGGCGCAAGAGCAGGCAGGGGAGGCCACCGAAGGCGAGCTTCTGCATCTTGTGTACGTGCTCTGTGAAGGCGCTATCGACGGCCTGGAAAACATTTATCTCGGCGAAGAAGAGATAGCCTCGTTTGGCGAATTCGCCAGCTACGAACTGATTGTCAATCCAGCAGAGGTCAATGCGTACCTCAAGGCCAACTGCCCAGACTGGAAAGACAGTCAGATCGGACGTGGCTTGTCGTTCGTGCGCGTCACGCTGAAATACAGCGCCGAGCGGTTCCCGTCAGGCATTCCTGACACCCGCTTCGTAGTCCGTGGCCGGAATGACATTTACGACCCGCGTACCGGCAACAACATCTACACCGCCAACACCGCATTGCACATTCTCTGGTACCTGCGTAACCGCTGCAACGTCCCAGACGACGAGATCATTTTCGAGACCTTCGCCAGTGCGGCAAACGTCTGCGATGAAACGCTGACCAATGCCGACGGCTCGGTCAGCCAGCGATATCGCACCTCCTGCGTGATTGGTGCTGACGAGCAGCGTCCGGGCGTACTGCAGAAGCTGGAAGCGTCATGCGCCGGCAAGCTGATCCGTGTCGGGGGCCGTTGGATGCTCCAGGCCGGTGCCTACTACGGCCCGCATGACTTCGAGATCACCGAAGACATGATCATCGGCACTGTGTCCGGCAGCACCGAGTCGACCAACGATTCCGCCATCAACACGGTGCGCGGCACATTCATCGATCCTGAGCAGTCCTGGACCGAGACGGATTACCCGGAGGTCAGCGTTTCCGAATGGATTCTTGAGGACGGCGGCGAAGCTGCCGAGACTATGACGTTCTCGTATGTGACCGACGCATATCAGCCGCAGCGCCTGGCGAACATCGCTATGCGCCAACGTCGGGCTGGCGGTGCGATCAGCCTGCCGATGAACTTCTGGGGCTACAACTGCAGGCCTGGTCGCGTCGTGCGTGTGAACCTGCCATCACTGAACATCCTAGGCGAATTCATCGTCTCGGACTGGTCGATGGGTGACAACGAAGGCTGCACGGTTCAAGTCAAGCAGTACGAGGCGGCAATCTTCGATGACGCCGTGGGCCAGCCTTACAACCCGCTGGGTTTCATCAACCTGCCAAGCGGCGGGCTAGGGTCGCCCACCGGGCTTGCATGGTCGGCTGGCGATGCTGCTGAGGTGGTGCAGGGCGTGCTGTCGTGGGTCCCGCCGCAGGGTATCGTCACGTCGTATGTGGTCACGGTTCGCCAAGGCGGGAACGCTGTGCAGTCGCGCTCTGTGCCTGCCACTGCTAACACTTTGGCTATCAACGGGCTGCCGTCGGGTGCTTACACCATGAGTGTCGCCGCTCTGGGCCCTATGGCCAGGTCTGGCGAGGCAACGATATCGGTGAGCATTCAGGGTCCGCCAATCCCCGAGTCCTGCGTTGTGCAGTCCTCGCTCGACAGCATCGTGCTTATTCCTCAAAACCCGAATCACGCGCTGAACGGCGGCACCTACGAGTATTTTTTCAGTACCAATCCGAAGGCCACATCAGGCACGGCCGAGTACCTTGGGCAGGGCTTGTCGTTTACTCACAACGGCCTGGCGTTTTACACCAACTATTATTATTTCATCCGATCGTCCAATGCATACGGAAAGAGTGCTTTTCTCTATGTTCCAGCCTCCACGTCGAACGATGTCTCCGCCTACTTGGCGGCTCTAGCCGGGAAGATCTCCGAAACCGAGCTTGGTCAGAACCTGGTGGAGAAAATCGACCTGATCGACGGCAATGGGCCGGGTTCGGTCAACGACCGCTTGGCGGCAGCAAAAGCTGAGCTGGCCGAGCAGATATCTGACGTTGATGATGCGCTGGGCACTGTCAGGGCGGAACTGCAGCAGCAGATCGATAGCATTGCCGACCTTGCCGATTCCATGCCCTACAAGCCAGGTGAGACTTACGCGGCCGGGCAGGGCGTTCTGGGCGCTGATGGCATCATTTATCAGGCCACGCAGAACGTGCCGGTCAACACTCCACCGCCGAACACCAATTACTGGCTGAACGTGGGCCAGGCGGTGGCCACTGCCGTGGGTCTGGCGTCGCGGGTGCAGACCGTTGAAACGAAGGTTACGTCCATCGAGGGCGTCAACACCGCCCAGTCGCAACAGATCACCGGCCTGCAAACGTCTCTGGACGGCAAGGCATCGGCCAGCAGCGTGCAGTCGCTCGGTAATCGTGTCACAGATGCCGAGGGGAAGCTCACCAGCCAAGGCTCTGCCATTACGGCGATCAACACTGAGCTAGCCGGTAAAGCCAGCAGCGCCACGGTGCAGGCGCTGAGCAACACAGTCACGCAGCAAGGCCAGGATATAAAGGCGCAAGGCCAGGCCATCACAAGCGTGACGGCGAGCCTCGGAAACACGGGCGGGCAGAACCTGTTTTTCAATCCGGCGTTTACCAAGGAAAGTGCAGTTGCCGGCGTAGCGGAAGGTTGGCAAATCGACGTTGGTACGGGCGGCACGCACATCGCTTCCTTGGTGCCGTCATGGCTGGTAAGTACCGAGAAAGCCCAGCGTATCGACGTCTCCGACCTTAACCAGGCTGCGGGTTATCGCAGCATTAGAATCGTCAGCGCAAGTTATCGGCCAAAGGTCACTGCGGGTAATTCTGTGGTTGCTTCGTGCAACGTGCGAGCAACTGCAGGGCTGGTGTTCGCGGTCTTCATTCAAGGTGTTAATGCCGCAGGTACCGATGCAGTGACCGTGTCCGGTCCTAGGGTCGTGGCCACTGGCGGCACTCAGCGGCTCGTCTACGACTTCCCGAACCTGCCGGCCGGGACTGCTTCTGTGCAGGTCTACTTCCGGCTGTATGGTTCGGATACGGTCAGCGCGGGCTTTGCAGAGTACACGCGGGCGCAGCTTGAAATAGGCACCACGGTCAGCGGCTGGAAAGACAACAACGCAGTGTTGGGCATAGAGCAGTCTGCGACTTCGTCTGCAGTGGCTGCGCTCAGCTCCAGCGTTAGCCAGCAGGGCGCGACGATCATTGCCCAGGCATCCAGTGTGCAGGCGTTGCAGGCATCGTCTCGGGACGATAATGGGGATGGTGAGCTGGCCGATGCCGTGAATGGCTACAACAGTGCAGCAGGCATTGTGCAGGAAGCAACTGTACGGGCCACGCAGAACGAAGCCACGGCCAGGACGGTTACGCAACTGACCGCATCGGTGGGTTCAAACACCGGCCAGATTACTGACCTTCGTGAGGTCGTCACTAGCAATCTCGCTTCTACGGCGACGGCCATTACGCAGCTGACCACGAAGGTGGGCGGTAACTCGGCAGCCATCCAGTCAGAGGCGACGGCTAGGTCGAACGCAGACGGCGCGCTGTCCACGAAACTGGATCAAGTCCAGGCAACGGCCAACGGTGCGAGCGCAGCCGTTCAAACCGTCAGCTCGGCGCAGGCGACTACCGACGGCAAGCTGACGGCGCTGTATACCGTCAAATTGCAGGTCAATTCCAACGGCCAGTACGTCATGGCGGGAATCGGCGCGGGGATTGAGAACGTCGGCGGGATTCTGCAAAGCCAGATCCTCATGTCTGCTGATCGGTTTGCGCTGGTGAACACGTTGGCGGGCGGGGCGATATCGACACCGTTCGTTGCTCAGAACGGCCAGCTGTTCCTCGGCCCTACGTTCATCATGGACGGCACGATCACCAACGCCAAGATCGGCAGTTTCATCAGCTCGACTGACTATGTGGCCGGGCAGCGCGGGTGGATTCTGCGCAAGGACGGGACGCTCGAGATCAACGGATCAGGCGCTGGCGGCGGCAGGCTGGTAGTTACCAATCGTTCGGTCCGCGTGTACGACACCAACAACGTCAAGCGCGTGCAGCTCGGAGACCTCAGTGAATGAGCAACGGAATGAGGGTGTGGGGCGCAGATGCTGCGCTCCAGTTGGACGAGAATTCATTCACGATCCGGGTTGTACTGTCGACGCTTGTCACGTTCTCCGGCTCCACAAAGACCAGCCAAGACTTTGCTGTGCCTGGAGTGGGGCCGGGGAACGGAGTGGCAATAGTGATCCCGGCCGGCACCTATGACAGTAATCAAAGGCAGCATGAAACAGAACTCGTTGACGGTGTCGCGAGGGTCTACAACCACACCAGAACTTATGGATCAAGCACGGTTTCCTCGGGAACCATGCGCCTAATCGTTATGAGGTTTTCATAATGGCGGAAGCATACGGACTGGAGTTTTCCAATAACAGCAATGTGGTGGTGCTTGACTCGCAATACGCGAGGCTGATGGTTATTGCTTCCGGGCGTTATCAGCCCACCGAGGAAAGCGGGCTTGGCTCGACCACTTACTTTCCTCGGCCTGTTACATCCCAAGAACCGCCCTTGGTATTTGTTAGGCCTGATACTGTGAATGCAGTTGCAGGTCTTTGCATGATGCGTCTTGTGGGTTCGGCTGGTAACTGGACAGGGTTCTACGTCCGAGCGTATGACGTGAACACTGCTCAACCCAACGGCCGCTATTTCGTCGCTCAATTTGCCGCCCAGCCGGTGGCTGACTTTGGGATGCGACTATGGGATGGCGCGACCAATTTGCTTTTCGATTCCGGGACTCCGAGCGCAAACTTTACTCGAGCGTTCCAATCATGGGGGCGGGAGAAATCCGACACGTCAGCGCAGGGCTTTACCAGAGTCTACTACTCAGTTCCGTTCAGCTTTCCCGAAAACGAATATCTACTTATTAACTCGTTCGGAATGGGGCTGAACTCGGGTAGTGGGATATCAAGAGGGCTGTATTGCTGGTGGGACTTTCCGAATAATAAGCTTTATGCAATTACCACTGCGCCAGCTAATCCGACAGCGTTCTTTCTGCCAGCAGTCTTTGCAAAGATGAATGCCTAACCCATAAATTTATTGAGTAAACATCATGCCTTGGTACAAGTCGGGTACGGTTGCCGTCACCCAAAATTCGAACGCGGTCATTGGCACCAATACCGCATTCATAGCAAACAGCCGGGTAGGTGATGGCTTCCGCGGGCCTGATGGTGGCTGGTATGAGGTGACCAACATCGCCAGCAATACCGCGATGTCGATTGCGCCGAACTATCAGGGAGCCACCAACAACGCGGGTGGGTACGCGCTTGCTCCGATGCAGGGCTACGTCAAGGATTCTGCTGATGCGCTCCGGGCGCTGGTCAACCAGTTCGGATCTACGCTTGCGGTGCTGGGCGCTTCTGGTACGCGCGAGGGCGTACGCGCAGCACTTGCGGCCGCCGCCAGCGGGAATAACGGCGACATCGTTTCCTTGTCCGGCCTGACAACAGCTCTGACAATCGACCAGGGCGGCACCGGTAGGAAGACGGCAGGCGAAGCAATCCAGGCTCTTGGTGGTATCCGCCTCGGGGTAGGCAACTCATCCATAGGCACAAGTCTTTTTTCTGGGGCGCCGCCAGGTATAGCTGCGATCAGTTCTTCTAACAACGACGGCAATACAGCTCTGCGGATTGGCAACGGCAACAACAATAACGCATCTGCGGTCATGACCTTTATTCGGGACGGATCATTTGGACTTCACTTAAGCATTGATACCGACAATAGATTCAAGATCGGCGGGTTTTCGATGGGCGCTGTAGCGCGAACGATTTACCACGAAGGCAACGCGGTCGGAACTGTTTCACAGTCAGGAGGCTTGCCCACAGGCGCTATAATAGAAACGGGGAATTTAAACGGCGGCACGTTCACGAAATATTTGGACGGCACGATGATTTGCCGAGGGATATCGCCAACCCCAGTGGCGGCTAGCCAGGGAGGTGGACCGATCTTCTACTCAGGCGGCGTTTCTTTCGTATTTCCTGCGCCATTTGCTGCTGTTCCGGCAGTGACGATGCAGGCCATCACCTCTAATGGTTACTTTTGTTGGGGTGCATCCGATGGTAGTGCCACTGCTACGGGCATCATCGGTCGAGTTGTTTCCCCATCGAGTACCGCTTCTTCGTACCTTTGTTATATAGCCGTTGGCAGGTGGTTCTAATGATTATCAAAATAGCTCCCCAGCGACGGGATGATGAATTTGTTGTAGAAAAAAACGGCATGGCATTGAAGATTAATGGAGATACGTTCGACTTTTCGCCAATGCAAGAAGGGGGTACGTTGCCGAGGTCTGCCATTGCATGTGAATGGATATGGGATGACGTTAATGTTGATGGCGGGCAACTTGTTGTATGCCTGATTTTACCTGTTCCCGCAAATTACAGCCCTGAGCAAGCCTACCCCGCGGACCTGACTGATGTGCCTGACGGTATCGTCCAGTTTCCGAAAGCGCTCCCTCTGATCGAAACGGCTTAAAGGACCTGAACATATGTCCAATATTGACTGGACCCAATTAATTACCAAAGAAATGAAAGAGGCAGCTTCCGAAGCCCGATCCCTAGCCAAGGCGAAGAGTGATTTGCTCGAGCGGAGCAGTGCGGCCGCTCAACAGATCGCCCGCATTCAGGACCGCATTGAAACGCTGGGCTATGGAATCGAGGCCGGCGAGGCGACTCAGCAGGAAGAGGAAGAGGCGGCGGCGCTTGCCCCTGTTCTCAAGACGTGGAAGGCCTACAAGTTCGCGCTGGGCAAGGTCACCGCTCAGCCGACCTGGTATCAGGCACCGGTCTGGCCGGTCGCACCCGCCACCCCTGAAATCGCCGCCGCACCGATGATGCTCGACGAACCTGCTACCTGATAGACGCCAAAACCAAATCACCCGCCACTGAGCGGGTATTTTTTTGCCTGGAGAAAACCGAATGTCCATCACCACGCAGCAGCTGCTGCAGATCCTTCCGAGCGCCGGCCAGAAAGCCGGCGTTTTTGCACCCGTCCTCAACACGGCGATGAGCAAATACCAGATCGTCACGGTGCCACGCGTTGCGGCGTTCATTGCTCAGGTCGGCCACGAGTCCGGCCAGCTGCGTTACGTGCGCGAGCTGGGCGGCAGCGCCTACCTGTCGAAGTACGACACCGGCAAGCTTGCTGAGCGGCTTGGCAACACACCCGAGGCCGACGGCGACGGCCAGTTGTACCGCGGGCGGGGCCTGATCCAAGTGACGGGGCGTGCCAACTACGAGGAATGCGGCGAAGCGCTGGGCCTGGACCTGATCAACCATCCCGAATTGCTCGAGCTGCCGCAGCACGCCGCGATGTCGGCGGCATGGTTCTGGCACCGGGCCGGGCTCAACACGCTGGCAGACAAAGGCGACTTTCTGACCATCACCAAGCGCATCAACGGCGGCACGAACGGCCTGGCTGATCGGCAGGAGCTGTTCGGCCGCGCATTAAAGGTGCTGGCGTGAAGGTCGTGCCGTGGCGGGCGGTTGGCGCACTGCTGATCCTGCTGGCGCTGGCCGTTGCCCTATACGGCGCATACCGGCACGGCGTCACAGTCACCGATCTGGCTTGGCAGGCGAAGTGGGCCAACCAAGTCAGCACCCAAGCCGAGGCAGTGGCCACCACCACCGCTGAATATCGAACCGAAGAGCAACGCCGCCAGAAAGCGGCCAACCAGGTGGCAAACGATGCAAGACAAGAACAGACCGCTGCGCTTACTGATGCTGCTGTCGCTGACGCTGCTGGCGACCGGCTGCGCGTCGAAGCTGGAAGGCTGGCAGCCACGGCAAGTTGTGTGCCCGGCGATACCGGAGCTACCGAACGAGGCAAGGCAGCCACCCGCGCCGCCATGGTGCTCTCCGACCTGCTCGGCCGGGCTGACGCGCGAGCGGGAGAACTGGCAAAGGCTTATGACGAATCCCGAATAGCCGGGCTGGCCTGCGAGCGATCTCAAAAATCCTTGATTACCTCTGAGTAACGGAAAAACAAAATGGCCACTACGCAGCTGATTCAAAGAGACATGGGAAGGACGATGCTTATCGTCAAAGCGAACGGCGGCACTGTGACGGTCGAGAAAAAGGCCGGCGAGAGCTGGGTGGTAACCGATACGTTCGCCAGGGACGGCGGGTATCTTCTGGAACTGGGTAGTTCCTATACCCGCATAACCCCTATTGCTGGTGCTTTCTTCGAGGTCACCCGATGAGCCTTCTGGTCAATCAAACTCCGCGCCGCCAGCCGATCCGCCGTGGCCTCGGCCTGCTCGGCGATAGCTTCTCGGGCAACTGCCACACCATCGCGGCGACGGCGTTCGGCACCGAGGCCTACGGCTATGCGGCCATGATCGCGGCGCGCACCGGCCTGTTTCCCAGCTACCTCGACAACCAGGGCAAGGTCGGCGACCACACCGGCCAGTTTCTCGCTCGGCTTCCGGCCTGCGTCGCGTCGTCCACTGCAGACTTGTGGCTGCTGCTGTCGCGGACCAACGACAGCACCACGGCAGGTATGAGCTTGGTCGACACGAAAGCCAACGTGATGAAGATCGTCACCGCGTTCCTGAACACGCCCGGCAAGTACCTGATCGTCGGCACCGGTACGCCGCGCTTCGGTAGCAGGGCGCTGACCGGGCAGGCGCTGGCGGATGCGATCGCCTACAAAGACTGGGTGCTGAGCTACGTCAGCCAGTTCGTGCCGGTCGTAAATATTTGGGACGGCTTCACCGAGGCCATGACCGTGGAAGGCCTGCACCCGAACCTCCTGGGTGCGGACTTCATCAGTTCGCGAGTCGTGCCGATCATCAATGCCAACTTCGAGTTTCCCGGCATTCCGCTGCCCACGGACGCTGGCGATATCTACTCGGCCATCCGCCCGTTCGGCTGCCTAAATGCCAACCCGCTGCTGGCGGGTACTGGCGGCACGCTTCCGGCTGGCGTGAACGCCGTGGCGGGGTCTGTGCTGGCGGACAATTACAAGGCTGTCGGATCGGGCCTGAGCGGCATCACCACGCGGTGGTACAAGGAACCGGCTGCCTATGGTGAGGCGCAGTGCGTTGAGCTGGCCGGCAACATGGCGGCGGCGGGCGGCTACATCTACGTTCAGCCCACGGCCAATGTCATGCAAGCCAATCTGGCGGCCGGTGACGTTATTGAAATGGTGTCGGCGGTGGATATTGTAGGTTCGTCGCGCGGCATATTGGCCTGGGAGGCTGAGTTGACCATCACCAAGCCCGTCAGCGGGGCCTCGACCACAATTTACTATCGCTCGATGGACAAGTACCAAGAGCCTTTCACCATGCCCGCCAGCTTCTCCGGGCAACTGGAAACCCAGCGCGGGACCATCGATCTTACGGAAACGGTCATCACTTCACGTATGGGGCTGTACCTGGCAACGGGCGTGGCGCAGGGCTCAACTGTGAAGGTCGCTCAGTTCGGGATTCGCAAGGTATAGATGAACGGGACGCGATCTACGATAAAGCTGGCGTACACCCCTGATTGCCGAACGATTGCGGCAGCTTGTTCGGGCACTCCGGATCTTCGACAAAACCCAGGCCAGCGCAAGGCGCGCAATCCTCGCGCAGGTCGAATCTGTCACAGCAGTGGAGGCACCTGATAAATGTCGAATAGCTGTGGCGCTCCCACAGCGCAACGTAGGCTTTGAAGTCACCCCGATCAAGAGCGGCAGTGCCCGATGGTCAGGTTTTGGACAAGCGTTGGAACCATTCTGCGACTCCTGCCACTCAGCGTTGACTCTTCGCTCAGGACATTATC